CTTATTTTGAACATTTAGAAATTGATCCGATTATTATTGCTAACAATGCGGAAACTCATACCGCAACATCTTGTTTTTCGGAAGGATACTTAAAACCACTTGGTATTAAATCAATGTTGGATGTACCAATTATGTATAAAGGTGATATAATTGGTGTTGTTTGTATTGAGAGTGAAACCCCAAGGGAATGGATTGAATTAGAAGTTAACTTTGCTCAAATGTTATCATCACTATATTCTTTTGCTTATTCAGTTAAAGAAAGTAATATTTTGAAGGATAACTTATATGAGTTTGAAAAGTTTGTCGATACGTCTGTTTTAGTCTCTAAAGCTGACAATAAAGGTAAAATAACATATGTGAATAAAAAGTTTGAGGAGGTGTCTGGGTGGTGTTTAGATGAAGTAAGAGGAAAGGATCATAGTATTGTTAATTCAGGTAGACATCCAAAGGAGTTTTGGGTTAATATGTACCGAGAAGTGGTAGTTGAGAAAAAGATTTGGAATGAGGTTGTAACCAATAAATCAAAAACTGGGGAATTATATTGGGTTGATTCTTATATAAAGGGGGATTTCGATGAAAATGGTAAGTTTTTGGGTTATATGTCAATTAGATATGATGTTACTGATGTAAAGAAAAAAGAAATTGAGATTCGAAATAGAATGACGGCAATTAACACATCCAATATGGTTATTGAGTTTGACTTGGATGGTAAAATTATGTTTGCTAATAATTTATTCTGTGAAAAAATGGGATATACAGAAAAAGAATTGAAAGGTAAACATCATAGAATTTTTGTTTCGAAGGAATATTCAAAATCACCTGAATATAAAGAATTTTGGAAATTGTTGAGAAGTGGTGTTTATGTTACTGATGAGTTTTTAAGGTTTACTAAAGATAAAAAACAAGTTTGGATTCAAGCCTCATATAATCCAGTATTTGGAGTTGATGGTAAAGTACAAAGGGTAATGAAAATTGCAACAGATATAACTGATAGAATCACACAATCTATTGAGATTGAGAAAAAGAACACCTATTTAGAACACGCTGCTAAGATTTTAAGACACGATATGCACTCAGGTATTAATACATACATACCTAGAGGTGTTAGCTCTTTAGAACGAAGATTAACACTTGAACAAATAGAGGATTTAAAAATATCTGCACCATTTAAAATGATTAAAGATGGATTAGCTCATGCACAAAAAGTTTATAGAGGTGTTTATGAATTTACAAACTTAGTTAAAAAAGATGTTGTATTAAATAAAACAGAATGTAATTTAAAAAGTATTTTAGAAAGTTACTTAGCAACAACTTCATACAAAAGTCAGGTTCATATCGATGAACTAATAACTAAAGATGTGAACGAGTCATTGTTTTGTACCTCCATTGATAACCTGATAAGAAATGGTTTGAAATATAACGATTCTGACACAAAATTTGTTAAGATATTTATGGAGGGTGATATTTTAATAATACAAGATAATGGTAGAGGAATCACTCAACAAGATTTTGACCACTTATCAAAACCATACACAAGGAAAGAAGGACAAAAAGAGAGTGGTTCTGGATTGGGTTTGAATATTTGTGTTGCAATTTTAGAAGAACACGGATTTGAGATTACTTGTGAAAAAAATGAAATTGGTACTAAAATGAAAATAAACATAAAATAAAAATTAGAAAAAAATGATTGAAACGTTAATGTTGGTAGATGATGAGGACTTGTTCCATTTAGTATTTGAAGACGCTTGTTCTTTATTAGATATTAGTCTTTCACTAAAATCTTTAAATAGTTCTGATGAAGCGGCAAAACTATTTCAAAAATGGTTACAAGGTGATTTTTCAGATAGACCTGAGTGCGTATTCGTTGATTTAAACATAATTGGTTCTTCCTTTGATGGTATAGAATTGATTAGAAAAATTAACTTTGAGTATGGTAATAATGTGGTTATAGGGATTATATCATCGTCTAATGAACCTGAAGAACAAGCAAAGGCAGTTCAAGCTGGAGCTCAATTTTGGATTATAAAATCTGATGATATTGAACCTAGGCTAGAAGAATTCAAAAAAGATTATGAAGGCTATAAAAAAAGAACCGCGCCATTTAAGGTATATAAATAATGAAATTTAATAAGGATACAAAACAAGAGTTAATAGAATTACTCGAAAAGAAAAATATTGGGTTAGAAGGAAATATTTTGAAGATAATCGATTCTTCAGATGATCCTGATTTTACCAAATATGTGGAGAATTGTAAGGAAAAGGATAAAGAAACAAGAAAAAAAAGGTTAGAAATAACAAAACAAGTTCAGGAAAAGAACAAAGAATTGATTGAGGTTAATGGTGAAAATCAAAGGATAATGGAGGAACTCCAAGAAACCTTGAAAGAGGTTGAAGATTCTAAAATTACCTTTGAAGTTCAAAATAGAGAACTGATAGCATGGAAACAAGATAACGAAAGAATTAGTATCGAACTCCAACAAGAGATGGCTAAGTCAGAAATGGCTAGAATTGAGGCTGAAAGTGCTAAAATGTCAGCGATTAATGATTTGGATGTATTACAAAAGAAAACCCAAACAGAATTAATTGGTAGCATTGTAAAAATTGCTTTGGGTGTAATAATATCTATTGGTATAATTACAACATTTATGTATATTTTAGCTTTAGTTGTTAATAAAGACACTCAAATGATAGGTTCAACATGGTCTAATATGTTGGGTATATTATTAACAAATGCTTTTAGTATAATTGGGACAATAATGGGGGTTAAATACTCAGGAAAGGGAGATAAAGAATAATATTTAAATATTATTGTTTTAGATGATTCATTAAAACCCCGCCTAGTGTTCCTGCATAAACTAACAGGTGATTTATTGTTTCTGAGTCTAATTTTGTTTTTCTTTTTGTGTAATCAACACCTAAAACACCGATAAATTTGTTATCAATTGTTTTAATTGCAAAACTATATTGTGACTTACATCCAGTTTCTTCGGCCAGATATTTTAGTCCGTGAGTTGCAATAGTTTCATCTTTAAAATCGGATATTTCAATAATGTCTTTTTCCAACAAATGATTAATTGATTTACTAAATAAATTAACAGGAATATTTTGGAAGTTAGTTTGTTTTGAATGGGTATTAGTCCCCACAACTTCATAAATAATACTAAATTTAGCCATTGATTTTCCTGTAGGATAGAAATTACCTCCATTGTGGAATTGTGATATCCATACACGATCACAATGTAGTTCATCTCTAAGGTCTTCAATTTTTGATGTCACTAGTTGACTAATTTTTAAAGTTTCTTTCACCATATCTGGTTTTTTACTCTTACTAAGTTTGTTTTTTGCGTATAAAATACTTAGTGGACCAACAACCCCCATAACACCAGTTATAAAAGCGACAATAATTTCAGTTGACATTTACTATAATTTATAAATTTATTTTATGATTATAAATATTATAATAATTAAAAAAGGGGTCTAATTCGACCCCTTTTTTAATTTACTGAATTTTGGCTCTCCTTTGTAAATGTTTTCAACCTCATAAGCATTTTTACCATATTTTTTGTCATATCTCCATATTTGGATTATATCTCCACAATCAAGGACATATTCATATTTGGTACTTTCTGTTTTTGGTGTTTCCACATTTTGTTTCTTTGCCATAATTAAGCGATTTCAGCACTAAGTTTTTTTTGAAGATTCAATTCGTACGCTCTTGCCAATCTGGTCATACCACAACCCCAACCAAATCTTGGGAAGAAGTCCAAAGATAAGAATTCTTCCAATTCTTTTTCTACTCTTTCCTTACCAAATAATTCAAAAAGTTTAGCTGAATAGTTTCCTCCTTCAATTGTGTAGAACATTTCCTTCATTCCTTCTTTGTCACAAGAACGTTCAGCTGAACCAATTGTCTCTTGTCCGAATAAGATAACATCAACCTTTTGGAATTTGTCACCTTCACCCTTTTGCATATTCCAGAATGGGTTTGTTCTTAGTGGGAAGTTCTGAAGTGAGATTGAATCACCGATTTCATTCCACATTTTTGTTTCGTGTTCAGCTTCAAGGATTTCTGTTCCGTATTTTTCACAAAGTTCATTGTAGTCGGCAACAGTCGGAACATCAAAACCAAGATATTCTAACATTTCTGCTTGAAGTTTAACCATATCTTCTTTTGTACCTTTAGTTTCCACTTCAAACATCGGGAAGATTAAATCATGACGACCAGGGATTGGTGTTTTCTCTTGTCTATAAGATGTTGAGATACAATACACACCAGGATATTCAGGGTTTTTAAGTAGTTCATACTCCAACCACATTTGACCTGTTTGAGGTAAAGGCCAAATCTGTCCTGAATATTCAAATTTAGTGATTGAGTGTGGGTTTTCACACGCTGCAAGGATTGACAATCTTGATTGTGTTGGTACTTCCAAGAATCCTTTTGATTGGAAGAAGTTTCTCATTTTCTGAACTAACTCGTTGTAGATTTTTGTGTTTTTCATTTTTTAATTTTAATGTTTATTGGTTAATTATAAAAAAAAATCCCCCTAATGACAAGGAGGATTAGATTTATCTTTTTAATATGTTGTATAAGTTGATGTCCATTATTTTTACTTTTAGGAATAAATACAAATAAATTTTAAAAAAGACATAATTTAACTAAAAATTTAATAAAACTGACAAATTGTCAGTTAAATTTTAATTGGTTTAATTTTTATCAATTGTTTTATGAATTATGGATTGACACCATAAGAAATAAAACATATAATTAAACAAAAAACATTTAAATTATGAGTAAAATTTTGGGTATAGACCTAGGGACTACAAATTCGTGTGTAGCAATTATGGAAAATGGTGAACCAGTGATTATCACCAATTCAGAAGGTAAAAGAACTACCCCATCTATTATTGGATTTATAGATGGTGGTGAAAGAAAGGTGGGGGATCCTGCAAAAAGACAATCAGTAACAAATCCTGAGAAGACAATCTATTCAATTAAACGATTTATGGGCTCAAATTATGACGAAATTAAGTCTGAGGTTAAGAGAGTACCATATAATGTCACAAAAGGGAAAAATAACACTCCTAAAGTTAAGATTGATGGTAAGGAGTATTCCCCGCAAGAACTTTCGGCTATGGTTTTACAGAAAATGAAACAAACTGCTGAGGATTACTTGGGTCAAACTGTAACTGATGCGGTTATTACAGTACCCGCATACTTCAATGACGCTCAAAGACAAGCAACAAAGGAGGCTGGAGAGATTGCAGGACTAAATGTTAAACGTATTATCAATGAACCAACCGCAGCCGCATTAGCTTACGGACTTGATAAGAAGAATAAAGACTCCAAAATCGTTGTTTTTGACTGTGGTGGTGGTACTCATGACGTTTCTATCCTTGAATTGGGTGGAGGTGTGTTTGAAGTATTGTCAACAGATGGGGATACTCACCTTGGAGGTGATGATTTTGACAATGCAATCGTTGATTGGTTGACATCTGAGTTCAAAAATGACAATAATGGATGGGTTGAGGATTCTATGGCGATTCAACGACTTAGAGAAGCATCTGAAAGGGCTAAAATTGAACTTTCATCATCTCAAAGTACTGAAATCAACTTACCTTACTTTATGGTAATTGAAAATCAACCAAAACACTTAGTTAAAACACTAACAAGATCCAAATTTGAACAATTAATTGACAAATTGGTTGAAAGAACAATTGAACCTTGTAAATCAGCACTAAAAAACGCTGGATTAACAACAAAAGATATCGATGAGATTATTTTGGTTGGAGGTTCAACAAGAATTCCCGCAATTCAAGAAGCGGTTAAGAAATTTTTTGGAAAAGAACCATCAAAAGGAGTAAATCCTGATGAAGTTGTGGCTTTAGGTGCTGCTATTCAAGGTGGGGTGTTAGCTGGTGATGTAAAAGATGTCCTTTTATTGGATGTTACCCCACTTTCACTAGGTATTGAGACAATGGGAGGTATTATGACTAAATTAATCGATGCAAACACAACAATTCCAACCAAAAAGTCACAAATTTTCTCTACTGCCGTAGATAATCAACCATCTGTTGAAATTCACGTATTACAAGGGGAAAGACCAATGGCGAAAGACAATAAAACCATTGGAAGATTCCATTTGGATGGTATTCCGCCATCAATGAGAGGTATTCCACAGATTGAAGTGACATTCGATATTGATGCAAACGGTATTATCAATGTATCGGCACTAGATAAGGGTACAAATAAACAACAAACCATCAGAATTGAATCATCTTCAGGTTTATCCCAAGAAGAAATCGATAGAATGAAGAGAGAGGCTGAAGAAAACGCTGAAAGTGATAAGTTGGTTAAAGAAAAAGTTGAGAAAATCAATGAAGCTGATAATGTAATATTCAATATTGAAAAGACATTAAAAGATTTGGATGAAAAAATTGGTGAACCTCAGAAGGATGAAATAAAAAGTGGTATTGAGCTACTAAAAGAAGCTAAAAATTCAGGGGATGTAACCAAAATAAATGAAGCTCTTGATAATGTTAATACTAAAATGCAACAAGTTACTCAGGAACTCTATAGTAATGTAGGACAGACTGAAAACAGTGAAGGATTTACAGGTTCAGACGTTGAATTTGAAGAAGTTAAATAAATAAAAAACCCTCAACTATTCGTTGGGGGTTTCTTCTTTTTGTTCCTCAGTTTTCTTTTCTTTTTGTATTTGGTGTATAATGTACCCTGAAATTGCGAATTCAACTCCCGCCCACATAATTAAATCAGTCATAGTCAATGATGAATGTTTTTCTAAAAGGAAGAAAATCATACCCCATTGAGCGACAGCAAATGCAACACCTGACTCAATTCTTTTTTTAGAAAAGAATGATGGTTTTGTAGAATACATATTTGTAATTTCTTTGAAAAACCATTTAATGTTTTCCCATCCGAAGAATAGTTTAGTTTTCATTGTGTTTTTATTATAAATACCTTAAAAAGAAAAAGAGGACGTAGCGATGTCCTCTTTTTTTGTTACCATAACTAGTAACGGTCCTAAAAGTCCTCCTAAGAGGTTAGATTATTCTCCTTTAACTAAAGCTAAGCATCTTTTTAGATATTCTTTAGTTCTTGGGGATGGAGTGTATTCATCATCTTTTGTTTGAAGATTTAAAACTCTTTCAATATCTTTAACAAGTTCAGTTCCATGTTCATTTTCTTTGTAAAGTTCGATGATTTTATCCATGGCTTTATTACACTGTCCTGATGTCTCATCATAATAGTTTTTATTTCTGAACTTATCCAAATGGTGCATCATATTATAAGCCAAATGTGCTCCACCGTCTTTAACATCTTTAAATAATCTTATGTTGTTAAGAATTCCCAAAGTATCAACCATTGAGTTTACCCCAAGTTTTCTCTTATTAACACCTGGAGCATAATCAATATATTCATCGGCAGTTCCGACTATTTCATCCAACGGAATTACATTTCCTGCAACACATCTTGGTTTGTTTTTTTTCTCATCAATTTCAGGACTCATGTCCTCGTTTACAATCCTTCTAAGTGTTTTACGTATTTCAGATTCTTTCACGATAATATTTTTCATAAATTTTTTTCTTTATAAATATGTCGTAGAGGAATAAATTTTACTGTAGAATATCATTATCATTTGGTTTATTTTCTTGATTTGTTTTTTTATCTGGTAACATTTGTAATAACCATATGTCAAATATCAAAAAATAAATCCACCATGTTAACAAACTTACATCATGGGATTCAGGATATTGTGATGTCATAATGAATAGATAGAATATTTTTGAGAATACAAATATTCTTATTAATGTATAAAAAATTGCATAAATGTAGTACATATTATTTTTAGATGGTTTTATATTAATGATAGGTAATATTTATAAAAAAAGAAAAGATATGGAACAAAATATAGATAGATTAATAAAAAAAGTTCTCAAAGAAACAGTAAACCCATCAATGAAGTTAACCGAATCTTGTTTGATTTCTGAGGATTTAAAATATCATTTGGAAAATAGAATACCATTAAATGAAAACATATTTAGAATATACTCAGACAAATACTTCAAGCTTATTAATGAAGTGAGAAATTTATTTAATGAAGGTAAAATACGATTAAATGATGAAGATATTTGGTTAGTAGAATCCGATTTAGGTAAAAAGGTATTATTGGAAAATGGTGATGAAGTTTGGTTAGATGCTCCAATGTATGAAGAAGAAGTTGAGGAATTATTGTCTGAAGCTAAACATAGAGGAAAAAATGTTAAATTAAATTCACCATTCAGAACACCTGGAGGTCCAAAGAAATTTGCAGTATATGTTAAAACACCAAAAGGGACAATCAAGAAAGTTACATTTGGTGATCCCAATCTTAAAGTAAGAAATAGAAATCCTAAAGCGGCAAAATCATTTAGGGCGAGACATAATTGTGCCCAAAAGAAAGATAGAACTATGGCTGGGTATTGGAGTTGCAATGTGGGGAGACATGCTAAGAAATTAGGGCTTAAAAGTTCAAAATCTTGGTAATGGAAAACCTACCATATCAACAACAAATAATTGACAATAAAAAACTAAGAATATTCTCTCCAAACGTTGATTCAGACGAACTGAAATGGCATCGTGACAGAGAGAATAGACTTGTTGAGGTATTGGAAGGGGAAAATTGGTATCTACAAATGGATGATGAACTACCTAAGAGGTTGACAGTTGGAGAAAAATATTATATACCGATAGGGGTTTATCATAGAGTAATAAAAGGTGATTCTAATCTTAAGGTTCTGATTTCCATATTATAGTTAAATTACTATACGGTGTTATATTCAATTTCGGATTTTGTAATTCAAATTCAAAAACAAATTCACCGTCTTCCCTATCAACATGAAAATCATAATCGGAATAATCCTCAACTGAATTTAAAAGTATTACTGAGTCACTAATATACATGATGTCCAATAATGATTCGTCAAAAACATCCCCTTCTTCCATTTTTTTCATTTTATCAATAATTTCAGGATTATAGGTTAAATAATTTTGTCTTTCGATTAAAACAGTATCGGTGGTTTCAATATTACCTGAACCACCACATTCATCACAAGAGATGTAACCATTATCACAATATTGACAATGTTCATCACCAGTACCGTGACAAGTGTCACATTCTAAAGTTCCACCACCTTGACAGGTATCACAAGATTCACCTTCGGAATCTTCACCATCACCACCACAATCATCACAATCAGTATTACCTTTACCACCACAATCACGACAAGTTTCTTCCCCAGTTCCGTGACACACATCACAATTAATTAAACCATCATCACATTGATCACATTTTTTTGTTGGATTATGTTCTTCGATATACGATAATCTAAACGCAGTCAAAAATTTATTTACCGCATCATATAAGTCCTCAATATTTGGATTTTCTTTGAATTTTGGAACCAAAAAACTATATAACGCAATATCCTTACCTTTTAACATTGAATTAAATGCCGGCCTCATTTCAGGATTAGTTATTAATGCGTAATAAACATCTTTAGGTGTTGCATTACTCGAAT